ATATAGGAACGTTCCTGTTTATCTAAGTGTGTCAACTGGCCCCAACTACTTCGAAGAGTTTGTTGGCTACGTGGAATCAGTAGAGCCAGTATCAGACACTAGTGTTGGGTTAATCAACAGAAGCCCGTTCCACACAGTACAAGTTGTATGTTTAGGTGTCTCTTATGCTCTAAGGGGGTCTAAGAGTAAGGTATGGGAGGGTTACAAACTACGTGATATAGCCTTAGAGCTTGGAAAAACACATAACCTAAGTGTTGACACGCCTGATGATGATCTGCTATATGGGACTATTCTTCAAACAGAAGAATCAGACTGGCAGTTCTTGGCCAGGTATGCCTCTATGCTTGGTTACTCTATCAACTGTCACGGTACTCATCTACATGTTTATGACCAGTTCAAAGCCGTTGCCAGGGGCATTAGTTACCACAAGCTTATTACCCCCAATAGAGGTAGTAGGGCGGTGGCACCACACCCAGGTCAGATCACTAAGTTTGATGGAAGATTCACTGACGCACATTCTGATGGTGTGTACAAAGATACGTCAGTTACTGTGATACAGCAGGACGGTACATCTTTCGACGTTACAACTAGTGAACTAAAAGGCCTTTCGTCCCCTGGACGCTACACAGACAGACTGTCACACCATGTGGATAGTTACGCCGAAGCAGAGCGCACCATCAACGCAGCCAGTAAGGAAGTATACGACTACACTGCCAAGGTCAGCGTTCTTGGTATGCTCGGTTGCCGACCAGGTGGGGTAGTTGATGTGGACAATTATTCATCCGAGTTCGATGGTCTTTGGTACGTACAAAGTGTAAAGCATCACATAACCTCTGGTGCTTTCCTTACCACTCTAGACATAGCCCGCAACACAACATCCCAGCTTAACGAGCGTACAGCTACACAAGCGTTGGGAACAGTATCATCATCTGCATTCAACCGTGGTTGGAAGTCGGAAAGAAGGCAATACCGTGTATACGCAAGCTAAGGGTTCGTACACTCTGCATCTAGGCACCATAAATTCCATTGACGGTAGCGACGTAGCCAGGGTAAAGATACCTGCACTCCTAGGTGGAACAGTAGTTACTATTCAACCTTCAAATGCAACTGGGTGGACTGCCCCAGTTGCAGCAGAACAGAGGTTGATAGCCGTCAGTCACGATCAATCCGATGTAAGGTGGGTTGTATGACATCCCTAAGAGTGCCCTTCAACATAACTGGTGGGTCAGTAGCAGACACTGTAGACGTTGTAAAGATCATTGAACAAAAGATCGTTAACACACTGGTGACCGGTAAGTACGAACGTGTTATGTTGCCTGAGTTTGGGGCAGGCGTGCAGCAAGTGTTGTTCGATGACATCGATGAGCTTGTTGAGGTAGACTTTAAGACTGACGCATCATCTGAACTCACTGAACGAGTATCCGGCATAACCATAGTTAACATCCTACTGAGGCAGTCTGAGGGTTCTACTGCCACAATAACTGTGTACTACAGGACGCCCCTCTCTGAGGTCAGAGTAGCAGTGTTCAAGGTACCAGTTGGAATTCTAACCGAAGAGAGTGCAATCTATGCCAGCGTTTGATTACACAAACCGTGATTACGATACGATCAAAACTAACCTCCTGTCGAGGGCAGCGGTTGTCATGCCAGAGTGGACCGACCGTGATCCTTCTGACTTCGGTATGCTTCTCGTTGATCTGTGGGCATACGCCGCAGACATCCTCCACTACTACGTAGACCGTGCAGCGGGAGAGGCCTTCCTCTCTACAGCTACTCAGCGTGAATCTGTACTGGCTCTGGCCAACCTATTCGATTACATTCCAAGCAGTCGCAGCAGTGCCCAAGGTACACTTTCCTTGGCTAATACAGAGACGGCTGATTACACAGTCGCCCCATACACACGGTTCATAGCTAGGTATGACGACATCACCTACCAGATTTACACCCTGTCAGGTGGTTTGGTAAGTGGGTCCGGCACTGGTGACATTGACATAAGAGAGGGAGAACTGTTCTTAGATGAATCTCTGACCTCTTCCTCCAGTGGCTTGGGTGCCCAGCGTTATACGCTAGCTAACAACGGTGCCGTTATAAGTTCCATAGTTGTGAACGTGTACGAGGATGGTGTCAACCCCACCGCCTACCAGAGGGTGCCCAGGATCACCAGTGCTGACACTGGTGAACGTGTGTTCGCTACCGATGTCAATGCAGACGGTGACGTGGAATTAGTATTCGGTACCAACCTGAACGGTTTCATTCCCCCATCTGGATCACCCATCACAAGTACTTACGTGGTGTCAAGTGGGTACGACGGCAACCTTCCTGCAAACTCTGTGACAGGATTCTACTCTTCTACACCTACAGGCATCTCTACCACTACTTCAACAGCCCTTAGCGGAGGTGTGGACGAGGAAAGCATCACCACACTCAAGCGTTCCATTCCTAGCGTCATCAGCGCCCAGAACAGGGCCGTAACTAAGAGTGACTTCATATCTCTGACCAATCAGATAGAGGGAATCTCAAAAACCACCGTTCAGTACATCCCGCAAGGAGGCAGCCCAACCAATGCCAGCGTGTTCGTGTATCCACAGCCAGCACGTGCTGACTACCTGACTACTGTTGACACGTCTCAGGCCATCTCAGCAGATATACAGACAACTGTGGAGGAAACTCTGCAGCCCAAGGCGCTTCTAGGTGTGGATGTTCACTGTATGGAAACTATCACTTGGGACACGGTTGATGTCACAGCAGAGGTATTCGTTAATGCCAAGCACGTTTCTAATTGGGTCGGAGTAGATGTTGATGCTGCCATCGACGAGCTGTTCGAATTCGATAACGTGTTCTTTGGTCAACGTCTGACGTTAGGACAGCTATACCGTATCGTTCTAAACGTATCAGGGGTTGACTACATAGACATTACGGTGTTCGATAACGACGGAGCAGCCTTAGAAACCAGCATCCTGATCGATGAGTTCCAACTTCCCAAGAAGGGAAGCGTGAACATCACTATGACCGGAGGAATCACAACTAGCTGATGGCACGTGTATCCTTTACCCTTCGTAACGAGGCCACCAATCCAGACTTAGGTTCCTATCTGAGGTTTGACGATACCTTTGAGTACGTCACCTCTCAGCCTGGGGGATCTGTCGGGGCGGCTGCTTCCATATCACGCACAAACTATGACTCTGCCCTGCGTGCAGACGGGTTGCAGATAGCTCCCATGGAGTTTGATGAAACTTACTTTGAGGGTGAGTCTAACTGCTACGGTAAGGTTGATCTTGAGTGGGGTGTGAACATCACCACGGTCGAGGCCACTCCGGTCGTAACTGGGGTGGTGCTCGTATACTCCCCCTGGGGAGAGCCGCAGACCATCTCAGCGGGTAACATTCTGGTGGAGTCAACTAGTACGTATGAGTTCCTTCACACAGACGTACCCACAGGCAAGTGGGCCTACTACAGTCTGTTCGTACACTATGAGTCAACAGGTGGGGATGACTACTACGAGAGAGCAGCGTCTCTGGCTGTACTACCACCAGTAGATCACGGGTCTACTCTTGACCTGTGGGACCGCATCCCGTCCTACTACAGATATCAGGATGGCCAGATTGGTTCTGTCACCAACGATGAATGCTTGGGAGTCAACCTCCCAGCAGACAGTGTGGTGGGTCCCCTGTTCAAGTTCTTATCCATCATAGGATTTGACATGGACCGCATTCGTACCATCGCAGATCACGTGATGGTGTCACGTGATCCTTTGGTGGCCAACACCCCCACACTCGGAGCCATCGGTGACATGCTGGGTGTCCCCCTTGAAACCACTGACCTGGGTAGCCAGAGAATGCGTACGTTCCTTAACGACGTTGGTTACTTCCGCCGATCCAAGGGCACTGAACTGGGGACAGAGTACTTTGCCCAATCGGTATCAGGCAGTGACATTCTGATAGACCAGACCAACCAGGAAATAACACTATACTCACAGCGTGTGAACTACGTCACCGTACCCAAGAACGGTAGTGGTATCGTCACCCATCGTGCAGCCGGTGACGTAGAGCAAGCAGAGGTTAGTGCCCTTGATTTCTCCGACACCACCTACGCCCCCTACAGTGGTAGCTACTCGTACAGTATTCCTACATTCACTACCACGGGCACTGGTGCCAGTGCAGGTGTCAACAGTGTGATGATCCACATTGACAGTGTGGTCCCCGTGCAACTGGGTGATTCGGTAGGCTTTACCGTACACAGTGGTGTAGGTACCAGCGCCATCAAATGGGTGCGTCTGGTTGATGCTGCTGAGAACGTGGTGGGCTTTGAAGACGTACCCATAGGATTAGCATATGAAGTAGGTGCAACAGCCAACGCCAGTACTGGAATATGGACTGATACCTACGTTGAGCTATTAGTTGACCTGTCTGAGGTACCGTCCATGGATCTTTCGTCTCTCCTAGCGGAACGTAACCACCTTGGAGAGTACTTTGATGGCGACACCGTTCGTGGTGGCTGGTTGATTGATGCCTCATCCGTTAGCGACTACAGATGGTCAGGCAGTGCCAACCTGTCGCAGTCTATATTCGCAGAAGACTACGAGAGGTCAAAGTCCATCATAGATGAACTGTTGTTCGATGTGTTCCCCATCACCGAGGCTGACGACTACACGATCGTTTCCTACAACGCAATACCTGGAATCTAATCACTGTACTTGACAGTGTGGTTGGCGTGTGTATATGCTCCTGATCCTTAAGGACTAAGGAGACATTCATGGGACAGACAGTACACGCAGTGGTCGGAACGGGCGAAGCCCCCGGCAAGGTAGTCGTAGAGGGGTTGAAAGATGTTGTCTTGGATGGCGAAGCCATCTCCATAATCTGGGTACCCAATCCGAACGAGGCTATGGAAGCCGTCTATGACTTCGTGATCGACGGCAGTGTTGAGTTCACCCTGTGGTATGAAGACGGGCAGAACCCTCCCGGTGTGTTCCGCAGTGCGGACTTCGGTGAGGTGCAGAAGACCCGCCATCCAGTTGAAGCTGTGTTGGGTGAAATCTCAGG